TAACACTTCTGTTGCCATCACTGCTGCTGTTAGAACTAACACTAATCTTGCCCTCTTGTCCCATGCCAGGAACATCATTGAGTTCAAAATTTTCTTCTAGTGTTAATCCAGCTAAACGTGCTAGTTCGTGTAACTTAGCATCTTCTTCCATTGTGCTTTTGTTACGCAAGTCTGCCAACAAGTCCTCATCACTACCGTGACCAATTACTTTGTTAATGCCGCTAGCGACAGAACCTAATGCGCCTTTAGCGCGGTCTACCATTGACGGTGGTTTAGTACCTTGGATACGACTTGGTTCAAATGGAGCTGTTGGTTTTGCTAATGCCATTGCATCTTGTGGTGCAAAGCTAGGTCCCTTTGGCACTGCTTCGCCCATTAGACGCTTACCATGGTGGTGCACTTTTAAGAAGGCTTCTAGCTTGTCACTAGCATGTCCTGTTTTCTTAAAATCTGTAATATCTGCTTGCAGTTCGCTCAACATCTCTGCTACGCTAGTATCAGTATCGCGCATCATCTCAGCAAAGTTAATGCCTTCGTTAATGCTCCTGGCAATTTCGTGACCTTTGTTAATCACTTTCTTTGGCAAGTTGTGTGCCGGCTTAGAGCCGTATCCAGCTGACTTTTTAGCTGCTGCCATGCCAATAGAGTACTTGTTTCTTGCTCGCTCAGAAACTGTCTCTTCGTTTTTAATCTTGTCAAACTTGTCAGTCGGTTTGTCAAATTTCTTAACAGGTGCTGGCTTGTTTACCGGAGTATATTTAGATTGAGCTTTTTTATCTGTTCCGGGAATAGCAACGTTTTCTTCACGCTCTTCTGGCAATTGACCTTTTGGACCAGCAATATTATATGCATTGCCATATTTGTCTTTTGTTTTGTATTCAGAGGCGTGTGGACTGCCTTTTGCTAACGGGTTCTTGCCCAATTTAGCACGACGAGCTAACTCATCGGGACGACCTTTGTCTTTACCTGGCTTGGTATCAAACGCAAACATTTCGTCCACTTGGTTTTCGTCTAAGCCCGCAGCTTTACGACGACTACCAATTACTTCGTCTTTTTCAGACTCGATCTCGCCATCTTTATCGTAATCTTTTTTAGCCTTCTTAGAGTCTTCGTCTAGGCCAGCAGCTTTACGGCGACTACCAATGACTTCGTCTTTTTCAGATTCAATCTTGCCATCTTTGTCGTAATCTTTCTTGGCTTTTTTAGATTCTTGAAACTGCTTAAGAAGTTTAGCTTCAACTTTGTTAACACCTTCTAGTACGCTACCTTGAGCTTCCACGCTCTCGTAGACAGTGTCTGTTGTTTTTGTTTCAGCAACAGATGATTGCTCGTCTGCTCTTAACGTTTGCAATTTACCCAAAATGGTATATAGATTGTCGTCGTGGTGGCTCATTATTTTTTTCCTTTAAGCGGATTATACATCTTATTCTGTTTTGACATAGGGCTTGCATCGCCAACCGGAGAATCATTTGTATCTTTACCGGCTTCTTTGCTGTCTTGTGCAAATTCAAATTTACGTGATTCAAGTTCTTTTAGCAGATTACCAATGCGGTTCTGACCTACATAACTTTGACCTTCTGGATTATCTTTGAGAACTGGATCAGTCAGTACTGGTCCTTTTGTGTCTTGCCCAATTGCTTCTGCTTCTTCTGTGTCAACTGCTTCGTTTAAATTACGAACACAAATCCAATCAGGATTAATATTGGCACGTTCTTTGATCAATTGACGGATTGCTACTGTATTTGTTGGGTAGGCAACTTTGACATCAAATTGCCAGCACTCGCATGGGCCCCATTGTGGAAACTCTCTGTGTTCCATAATAGGTAAACTCTTAACTGGGCTAACGCTTTCTAACTGGTAAGTGTTTAACGCATTTTTAATACGTTCCATTACTTCACCCTTAGGCTCAATCGTTGCCAATTTAACACGAAATTCGAACGGTTTCTTCAATTCGAAAATGTATGACTGAAATGGTTTCATCATTATAATCCTATATCTTATATTTAGCAAGAAACAATCAATTGTCTTTCTTGCTCAGTATCTGTTTTAATAATTCGTTACGGTCCAACACAATACCTTGGCCGTCGATTGGCTCTTCGGTTTGCCCAGCACCCGCTTGATCTTTTTTAATTTGGTGATCCAGTCTGGCTTTTTGTAGCTGTAGGGTAATAGTACGTAACTTTTTATCCATTTTAGCTGTTTTGGCCGATATTGCATGCCCTAGTAAGGTACCTGCTGTTTGGAAAATTACGCCTCCAAAGCGTGGGTCGACGTTCATACCCAAATCCATTAGATCTTCAAACTTGTCTTTGGCTAGCTTGGCTAATTCATCTAGCTCGTCGTCCCCTGCATCTAGACTTTTAACACCAGGCAATGCAGCATCAATTTTGTCAATCGCAGCATCAACATCAGCGATTATAGTACGGTTCTCTTCAATTGCAGCCGTTGTTTCTTCAACAGTGGCATCTGCACTGGGCAAGTTAAATAGTTCTTCTAGTTTTTTAGTCATACCAATATTTATTTGGCACGACCCTGATGGAAAATATCATCTTCGGTGACAATTCTAAACTTTAGATTGTGTGCTTTACACCAGGCCCTAGCAGCTTCCCATTTAGCCATGTTTAGAATTGCGGCGGCCTGTGCTTTTGCGCTGCGGCCTGCTTCCTGTAAACTAGTTTCTTTTTTGGGCTTTACTTCAATGACTTCTGCATGTTGTTTGCCATTGGCATCTACGTATACCATTAAAAAATCTGGTACGTAAATTGTCATCTTGTTGGTAAAGGGATTACGATAGTTGATGTGAATCGCTTCACTTGCCCATTGTGTTATAGAAGGGTTATTATCACACATGGTCATAAATGTGTGTTCCCACCCGGATCTATACGTAGGAGATTTATTACCCACATACTTTTCGGGATTCTTTATTTGATATTTTCCTTGTGCAAACTTACTCATAATAGAATTGTTCGAGATACATAAGGGCTCGTCTTAGACTTATCTTTGATGCCCAATACACTAGTAGGAGCTCTATTAATGTTTAAGAAGGCCATTAAATAGTTATTCAACTGCCCTTTTGGTAATTGTTGAAACTCATTGAGCACAGCAATTGGATTTAAGTTTTGCGCCAATGCTGTGTAGATAACTGCTGCACTTAAATTTTTTGCAGTAGCAGGGTTGTCTGCATACTGTTCAAAGAATGCAACAATAGCATCATTGGCACCTGCAGATATATCAAATTTTTCAGTGTAGAAATTGTTGAAATATTTACGTGCATCAGTTGATGCTGACTCAGCTGATAGGTCTGGGCCAGTTGTGTTTGTTGCTGTGGTTATTTGATTATTTGCCATTGATTACCATTCCTGGGCCGCTTGCCACGCTTCTGATCCCACGCTGTATTGACCAATACCAAGTGAGAAGTTAAAGTCTGCAGAGAAACTACTTGCTGCAAAGCTGTTAAACGCTTCACTAGCAGGTGTTGCAATTTTGTCTTTTACAAACCCAGCCACCGCATCAGATACCTTATTAGATACTGCGGTAACTGCACTGTTAACGGTCTTGTTAACATATGCCATAGCATACTGTGTAGCCATATTCTTAACTGTGGCCAATGCGGCACTTGGGTTAGCAATAGCCTGTGCTGCTAATCCAACAATGCTTCTTCCGTTACTACCAAGACCCTTAGCAACACCACCTATAACACCGTTAACTAAAGTAGTAGTAGAACGGTTTGCTAATCCAACACCCGCTGCCTGTAATTGTTGCCCAATTGATGCGCTGTTTGTTGCACCTTGTGCTAAACTACCAAAGCTAGGAATACTAAAACCGCCATTGGTAGTTACTGTTCCTGCTGCTAATAATGTAGTTGATCTAAAATCAAGTCCGTATGATCCAGCACCAATCATACTGGTCTGTGCAAGTGCCTGATCCGATCTTAGGTATGGATTAACTGATGTGCTAAAGTTTGCCAAGTCATCAATTGTATCAGGCGCAAATGCAATGCCACCTTCTCCGGTGGTGATTATTTTTGCCATGTCTGGATCTGCCAACAGTGGGCTAGTAACACGATCATAATGCAGATCAATGAACCCGCCTACGTTATTGTCAGTTACAAATCCAGTATGATATTTGACCGTTTCAAATTGCACGGACATTTCGTGTGTTAATAAATTGTTCTCGCCATTAACATGGTCTCCATGCTTAAAGCTAGTAATAGTCGGGTTAATTAATTCGTATTCGCTAAAACTCTTTTGATACAAACTGTATATGCGAATAGCTTGGATATATTGATAAGGCTGATTAGCCAATGACGTATTGTATCCTACCGCAGGGCGTGGGCTGTAACCCCAATCAAAACTCGGACGGCTTTGATATTTGTGCGGTGCATTATACGTTGCATCTGCATAGTCCGGATCTCTGAAAAAGTAGCTGTAGTAGTCATACCAAAAATTGCGAACGTTGTCTGCTTGGTCGTCATGGAATACAATGTTTACTGGATCGTATTTAATTTTGTTTTGAACAATGTTTACTCTGTTGTAAGCATTGTGAACTTTGGTATCAACTGTGTACTTTGGGAGTCCAACGCTTTTTACAATCATACCTAACTCTTGTGCTGCTAGATTACTGATGTTGGTGATTAATGGATTGAAGTCAAATTCAACATAGAATAAAAATCCGTATTTTGGACTTAAACGAAAGTTGTCATCTGTAAAAATTCTTGCAGCATGACGATAGTCACTCAGCACAATCGTTTGATTGCCACCGACCAATGGGGCACGACTTGCAGGACCGGCTGGGTGGGTCGACGGTGATAAAATACGATTTGAGCTCATACTAATATTTATCCAATAAAAAACCCGGTCAAAACCGGGTTTAGTATTATCTCATCGACTATTAGTTAACTGAACCGCCTGGGGTTGTGCTAACTACTGTTCTAGTTGTAGAAATACCTGCTGTTTGAACTGCGTTGTCAAACTTAATTGTCAATGCAATTTGTACAGGGTCATTGCTGTTGTATGCCATTTCGCCATAATCAACTGAACTTAAGAAGCAGCCGTCTAGTTCCCAGGATTCGAGAATGTTTGGAGTAGTGTTGCCATTACCGCCATCCAAGATATCATATACAAGTTGGAACTTGTAGTTGATACCAGACACTGCACTTGCTTGCTCTAGGAAGTCGAATTGCTTCTGGATTTGTTCACCAACTAAACGACTTACAGCACCAGTGCTGTCGTCACGTAGATTGATTGTGGTTTCTTGCCACTCAGGCTTACCTTGTAGATAAACCTTGCTGTTGTATACATCAATTGTAATAGGGTTAAAGTTAACCTGTGGACGCTTGATGTCTACCACTTGCTTAGTCAATTCGGTTGTGCTGTTTGTAACGCCAAAATTCACAAATGTCGCCCGGAAGCGATATTTTAATTTTGGCATTAGCAAACCTTGGCTGTCTGCGCTCTGACTATTTGCTAGCGGTACTGTAAATTTGCTTAAACTTGCTACTGCCATATTATTCTCCTGTTATCCTTATTTATCCAAAATCTTAGGTCGATGTTGCGCCTAAGTTAGCAATTGTGCCTGGATTGTACAAGGCAATTGGAATGTAAATAAACTCAACATCCTTCATTGGTTCAATTGCAACGTCAACATAAAGTTGGTTGTTTGCGATTGTGCTAGGTGTGTTGTTGTTTGTATCACAAATTACTAAGAAGTCATATACACCACGCTTGCTTAGAACATCGTGTAATGCACTTTCAACTTGGCTTGCGATAGTCTTTCTAGTAATAGCATCGTTTGGTTCAAACAAGAATCCGTTAGCGATGCTCTTAAAGATAGTACGTAAGTAGTTTTCTAAACGAACAACGTTAACTCTGTTTCTTGATGTGCTGCTACCACTGCGAGTTTCTTGACCCCATACAACTAGACCTGTACCAGGCAATTGTGTGATTGGGTTAATAGACATTGAGTACAATGAATCACGTAGACCTTGGTTAATACCGTTGTGTACAAACTTACCAGAAGATGCATCAACATAACCAATGTCGCTTAGGTTGTTTACCAGTCCGCGGTGTACACCAGCTGGTGCAAACCATGGATAAGAAACGTTATCGTTGTACAAGAATGTACGTAATACTGCGTGACTTGCAGGAACTGCAACACTATTACCAGACAAGTCATTAGTTAAACCAGCTGGGTAGTATACACCTAAGTATGGGCTAGCAGTTGCCAAGCCGTCACCGTTTGCGTTAGTGTTCCATGCGTTCAATGCTGTAGCAGTTGGTTGCAATGTCATTGGAGTGTCACCGATAACAAAACCTGTATCTGCACGGTTATCGTTTAGTGCAACTAAGTTAGGGATCAACTCTGGATAACCAGGTGCACATAACAAGTTGAAACGATATGTTTCTTCACGAACATCAATGTTGCTGTCAACTGCTGCTTTCAAAGCTGCAACAACAACTGAACGTTGAGCCTTTGTACCTGCTTTCAATGCACCGTTTTCATCCAAGCCGCTTTCGCTTACCCACGCATCTGTAGCAGATGGTAAAGTTTCATTTGGATATGAAGTTGCGTTAAACTTATTGCTTACAAACTTCTTGATGTTATAACCACTACGGCGTGTGTTAAACAACAATGTACCACGTGGATATAAACGATAGTCAGGTGCGTCTAAGTCAATGTAGTTGCTGAATAATAGACCTTCTGCTGCGCCATCGGAAATTACCGGCAATGCATCTGTGATTGGGTCAGCGGTGCCACCTGTGTCATCTGCATAACCATCCCAACGTGCATCAGCAAAGATGATACCGTTTGATGTAA